TGCATCTTGGCAGGCATTGTGTGACACGTACAATTACATTCACTTCTTGTTCTCATTTCTTTCTGTCCAATGCTGCGTGTATCATTTCTAGTTTCTCTAACACGATTTCCATCAAGCGCTCTTCCAGTGATCCAGACACAATGAGGTAATGAATCAAGGCATGAGCCACTTGTCCAATTCTGTGAATCCTATCTTCGCCTTGTTCTAATAAGGCAGGGACGAAACATAGTTCGCCCATAACAAGATTCCACGACTCAGTAAGAGTAATACCAACGCCAGCAGCATTGATGTTACCAACGAAAACCTTACAATCTGGATCAGTCTGGAAAGTCTCAACAGAAAGATTCTTTTCCTTGTCACTCATGCCTCCAATAAATTTAACTGAACCTTCGAACGCATCCGCGATCCTATGAGCCACAGTTCTATGGACCACGAGCACCACAACTTTTTCACCCGTATCGACCAACGACCTGATATACTCAATCATCATCGGAAGTTTGGCCAAGCCAATTTCTTCTCTGGCATGCGCTATGGCTTCGAAATGAGTCGCCTCGTAATTGTCGAAGTCTTCCACGTCTGAGAAATTTCTGGTTCTTTCGTGAATATTATCAATGAGGTGACGAAGCTGCGTGTCAGTCATTTCCTCATAATCTGCCTCGGTTTTTTCACCGTTCAGGATCATGAGATTTTTCAGGTTGTCTTGGAAAATCTGCTTTTCCTTTTTGACAATTCGAGACAGGCCGTCTTGAGGCAGTGTAATGATTTGCCGCCTCTTAGGCGGAAGCTCCTTCAGAACGTCGTCCTTATGTCTTCTGATCATGAAGGTGGAACGAAGAAGCTCTTGAAATTCCTCAAGATTATCCGTTCCTGTCGTGTCCCAATGCCCCCAAGGGGTTTCGAACGCGGCGCAGAATTTTTTAATAAATTTAACGTAGTTGCCAAAAACATCTTCATAGCCGAAGGCCGAGATGGTGCAGAACATGTCCAACGGCTTATTGAGAATCGGAGTACCGGTTAGGAATATCCTTCTAACAGCTTCAATCGCTGACATCTTATCGCTGCGGCGTTTACCTTCGTAACCTAAGACTTGCTTTGTCTTATTAGCGTCTTTGTTCTTGAGGACGTGAGCCTCGTCACAGACTAAAATATCCCACTTACGCGCCATGACCTTTTCGCGAAACGGAGCTAGCATGTCGTAATTGATAATGACAATATCTTCATCGGGCCAGATGTATTCTGTGACAGATTTTTTCGTGCCTTCAGAATCTATAATAGTTTTAGCTTTTGTGTGAGCTATGCCAATTGTTAGGCCAAGCTCAGGTCTTATCCACTTCGTCGCCTCCTTTTTCCAATTGATTTTAAGGGAGGCGGGAACAACGATTAAGATATTCTTGACATTAGGGACGTTGTTAACTACACCTAATGCCTGAACAGTTTTCCCAAGCCGGGACTATCTGCAATAAGCGTATCGTCACGCTCCAACGCGAACGCAATACCGGCGCGCTGGAACGGGAGATAATTCAAGCCTTCAGGGGCAAGGAGGTGTCCGTCATAATCATCGGCAAACGATGCTTCTACCAGCTGCCTCTTAATCTCGTCTAAGTTATCGAGACGTTCTTTAGCCAAACCGGTACAATTGTCATATAACTTACGAGCGATATCGTCACTTTCAGTGATCCATCGTTTACCGTTATACTTAAACCCTTGTCTTTTAAGGATTAATCGTTCTTCATAGGTACAACGGGCGACATATAGCCCGTCAACCCTATCAATTTTTATGGTCATATTCTTTTATAATTGCTTCATATCTAGCTTTGTCGTGATCGAACACGGCCAAGGCTCTTACCAATACGTCATTGTTCTTTTTGAGTTTTTTAATTTTTCTATAGACATTTAGATCGTGAATCTCTGCCATTACATAACCTTAGTAAATCGCGGCAGGGCTAGGCCGGTGCCACAGGTCCACGTAACGCCGTTCATGGAGCGAAAGTTATACGAACCTATTTCGACACCATCAATTTCCATATCGCTGTTTCGTCCGTCATATTCAACAACATCAATCGTTTTAGCCGTAAGAGATTTTAAAAATTGAAACGCGTCGTGTCGGATAAGTCTGTAGGCCTGATAATTAATTCCGAAATGAAATAGTTCTACCTTCATAAAATATTTCTGATGGTAGCGGTCTAGTTCAGGCTCATTTCTGAAACAGGGTGTGACAGTGACATAGCTTAGGCCTTGGACCAATTCGCCATCTAATGCCATTTGGATCATTGACTGTTCCGCCGATCCTACCAGCACGCCATTCTCGAACGGATAAGCTCTGTCAGGGCTTGGGCAAGTGATGTCAGAGACTTCAGTTCTGACATGCCACGGAACGTTAATCTCTCTATAGCCTAAACCTTTATAAAAGTCAAGGGCTTGAGCGATTAAATCGTATCGGATGATGTTATCGTTTTCCATTGTAGCTCGCTTAAAAGAGGGCAAGGCCTGCAAGCCTCAAGTTCTACCAGCTTTCGGAGAATAGGCTCAGCCAATTTTTTAAACTCTTGGTCAAGCTGTCTCAATTGTTCCAATAGAAGATACCTAGTACGCTGGTACGCTTCATCGTCTTCCATTGTCGAAAGCTCTTTTCGTGATGCTGGCCATAAGGTCAAGATCATCTAAAGTGATGCCGGGATGGTTATGATGAAGATAGGCCCGAACCGCACCGACAAGATCAGAAAGCTCGACAAGAGCCATTACCTTGCAACCTTGCTCTTCTGCATCACATAGTTCAAGAAGCTCTTCCATAATCTTGGACGATTCGCCAAGCACTCCCTTCTTGATTTCAGTGAGATGGTATCCGATTTTAGCTTTGCTCATTTATGTGCCCACATTGCATGCTCGATTGTGAAATAAACGCCTTCGCCATCTTCTTCATACTCATAGGCATAAACTTGTTGATACAGGGCCTCAACTTCTTCGTTGGTTGGTCTGTATTTCCAAAGGAAGACTTCGACTTCATCACCACTTCCGGTACGACCTTTACTGATATAGATATCTGGCTGATCAGTCATACTTATTGTCCCACGCGATGTGAGTCGTATCTAGCAGTTCCCATGATGAGAGCTTGGTGTCTTCAAAGGCGAGAATGGCAGCTTCTTCAGTGACATAAACTGCATCATCGAAGAAGACTTCGTTAAATTCAGTGTCCCGAATAACATTGATCCAGCCATCGGTTTCAAAAACCTTTTCTAAGCCCGAGCCGTTGAATTCGCCAATGGTTTCGAAAGTGCTTATCGAACCGTCACTGTACCTAATGACGATCTGACCAAAATCGGAGATATAAATAACTTCAACTTCTCCGATCAGTGAATCATAAAACCTATCACCTACTTCTACCGGAATTTCTCTGACGGCTGGTTCAACCTTTTGGTCGCCAAGCGCTTCGGCCCATGACACGCCAGAGCCGATGTTATAGTAATCCCCGTAGGGGTAAACAGCAATAGGAGTAGATTCGATATCAAATACAATATTATTAGGCATTATAAATTCCTCTCGGTTGCGAGGATATACCAATCTCTCGCTTGTTGATTTACGGCTTTAGAAACATTCTTCCAATCAAGGCCTGAAGCTTCCAATTCGTTTACTGATTCTTTCTGCACGTCTTGGCCGATCCACTTCATGAATGCGCCCATCGTCTTCATCGAGGCTTCACCGCCGCAAGCTTCTGTCACGCCTTGTTCGCATCGAGCCGGGGTGACAAATTCCTTGGCAAAGGCCGCTGCTCCTTCTAGAACGGCTGGATCGATTTGAATCGAAGCCTTCTTTTCATGAACCGAGACGGTATGGCTATCGCCTTTAGCCTTGAAGATTAAATCACTATATTCAGCGAAGTTAATCGCGGCATAATGCGGAGTGAAAACAAAACCTTCTCCAATTCCCTCAATGCCGAATTCATTTTTAATATAAGGATCGATCTTGTCACACGCTTCGACCAAATTACCAATGTGAGACATGGCCTGCTCCATCGAGCTTTGGAGTCTAAAATCGATGGTTACTTCGGAGCCTTCGGCCCACGGTAAAACCTTAACAGGAAGGTCACCAAGGAAATGCTTGATCTGATCTGGATCAAGCCATACCATGCCGCTATCTAAATCTAAAATAGCGAAAACGAAAAACGTTTTATGTTCAATAGAAGATACTGCCACTTTCTTCTGAATGCCGGGGCCTGCCCATTCGCCATAAATAATATAAGAATAATGAAAGCCGGGGAATTTCGTCTTTATCCCCGCAACCCAATTAGCGAATCCAGCATTGTCATTCTCGACGTTGCAAACCCCGGTTCGTTTGAAGCAAGTCACTGTGCCGTCTGGATCGATCCGAATTGCCGCATTTGTGCCATGTAATTTTACTTTGCCGCGATACGTGATCGTGGGTCGATCATTTAGTTCAAAGCGGCGCTTAATAAGCGCGTTGACATCTGAAAACTTCTCAATAGAAGGGAATTTTACGAATTTTCCTGTCGTCATTAAATAATAACCTTCTTGCTTCAGCTTCGCCTTTTTCTTGCCAAAGCTCGCCAATCTGTTTAACTAATAATTCTTTAACGTGGTCTGTATAATTTGGATCGTCGGTATATCCGATATCTATTTCTCGTCCGCCCCAAATAGGCTCTAATCTATAACTAAACCTTTTATAAGGTCTGTCAGGGAGCAATGACTCTTTTATTGATCCTTCGTACCGTCCCGAAGGGAATGGTAGTATTCTTTCAGCACGTGAATAATACTGTTCTTCCAGTTCATCAACGTATTCGAGTGAATCGTGAAGCTCTTTGATTTTATTATAATAAAGTGAAGATAATTTATCGTAAGTCTTCTGCCGTACCAGAGGCCAGACCCGAGCAACGCCTTTGTTTAATTTTCTTGCTAACCATATTCCAACCGGCGTGACGAATTCAGGATTAGTTTTAAATATTTGGCACGTCATTAATCCATCTCCAGCTTCTTGGCCGCTCTGTCAGGATCGAACACAATATCGTCAGTGATCCACTGAGGATCATCATCGATCCAAATATCAATTCTAATTCCTTGTTCGGTGCAAACGTCGCGCTTAGCCCTGAACGCGCAATAGATAATAGGAATCTTCCTATCGACAAAGTCTTGAACCAAATCGATAGGCTGCTCCATTGATCTTGATGTGACTAGAAAAACTTTATGTCCGTAAAACAGGAAGGAGTTATCAATTACTTCTCTCCACATCGCAACGTCAGCTGTGAAAGTTCTATCATAGTCAATCATGATGTTCATTTTTTATTATCTTTCAAAACTTCCTTCGTCAAATCTTCAATCATCTTGATAAACAACGCTTTGGCGCTGTGCTCTGAAATAATTTTTTGATGAAGGCGTGCCGCGATCATATTACCTTGTCGCAGCATGTCATAATATTTAGTTAATTCACCATAAGGCTTTTCGTCTGTTTCACTCTTCATCGTCTGCGAAGCTCACTTTTTGTAGCTCGCCGCCACTTGTGTTATCGTGATACATCGCAGCTGCTACAGCTTCTTCAGCCGATGCGCCTTGATACATCGCGCCTAGTGCTATTTCGTAGCCAGAACCGATTGAAGCATATTTGGCATTAACGACATGGCCTCTTAGCCCGCCGTCATACTTCCTAATGATATAGCCGCCATCTTCGTCTTGCTGAATCGCGAGGAGGGAACAATCGTAATCCCCTTTAGTTCTTTCTTCTCCGAGAAACATACAACCAATATATTCTTGGATATCGCTTAGTGTACCAGCTGCGCCGATTAGATATTCTATTTGGTGTGGCTCTTTTCTAAATACCAGTCTTTCTACCCAAGATAACTGTTCTTCAACTACTAATTTAAAAACCTTTTTAAATTCCCCTACGAAAACATCTGAGCCAGAGCTAATCTTTGAATCAGATGCAAGTACGCCGTCACGAAATGCGATGGTTGTCAAATTATTATCCTATTCTATTTTGTTATTATTTATTTATTTATGCAAGTTTATACGCGTAGTTAAAAAGTTTCTCAGGCATTATCCCCAAATATCCGCTGCTATCATATTTAATTACGTAGTCTTCCCACCTAGCAACTTCGTAGTTTCCAAGAGAACTTTCGAACACAACACCTACTTTAACGATTTCATAATCACTTGGAAACCAATCTGGTACGGGAGTGGGGCCATCCTTCCTGACTTGGAACGCATCAACGATTTCGTCAGGGGAACTTTTAACATATTTAGGCATCCAGACTATTCCTATTAAATTCTTGGATTTCTTCAAATGTTGCTGGCGTAAAATTGAAATTATCAACGCCAACATCGACTCGGTTCTTACGGATCGGAACAGTCTTCGTGATGCCGTGGACATGGCCATGCAGCATCCAAGAGCCTCTGAAATAACCGTTCCATTCCTCGATAGGGTAATGGCAAAGAGTGATTTGCTTGCCATTTAGTTCAAGCTCTTGATACGGGAGAGCAACTTCCCAGCCATCAGCAGTGATGGTGTCTTGCTTGTCGTGATTCCCAATGATGAGAAATTTCTTTCCGTTCAGCTGCTTCAAATAGAAATCAGCATCGACGGAGGATTTATAATTGAAGTCTCCGAGGTGGAACACAACATCATCAGGCTTGACACGAGCGTTCCAACGCTGGATCAGCGTCGTGTCATGATCCTTAATATCTTTGAAGGGGCGACCTTCACCGAGCCTAATGATATTGGCGTGACCAAAATGGGTGTCGCTGGTGAAATAGACATTAGGCATAGTGTAAAATTAGCTCCTTTATGTTGTAATCGCCAGCACCTATAATGGAATCAAAACCTTCTGAATACTGAGGATATTCAAAACTGCGATCCATGCTCTCGATGACATGGAAGGGGATATACTTCCCTTCTTCGCCCGCCCTTTTATAGAGTCGCTTCATCCATTCAGAATAAAATTCAATTTCAAAATTGACGCATATCTTAAAATAGTTTTAGAATTTTTCAAGTATTTTATT